TCCCACACGTTAATAATGTTAATTTCTCCATTTTCAAAAGTAACCTTTGCTAACATGGAATGATTAACTTTATAAGGACTTGTATACATCGACCATTGATGCCACAATCCAATATATCTCACAAAATTTCCCAAATAGTTCTTCAATACCTGGTCAATATGGAAAGTATTAGATGTAGACCAAAAAAAACAAATAAATAAATACAAAAAAATGAATAGATTAATTTGCATTTCTGATGTTATGTCCATTGGAATCTACTTTAATGTTGAGAGATAATATTCTATAGTATTCTTTAATCCAGCGTCAAAATCTGTCTTAGCCTCCCAATCCAACAAATTTTTCGCCCTAGAAATATCCAGAAATCTTCGTGGTTGTCCATCGGGCTTATTACAATCCCACTGAATAATTCCTTCATATCCAACCATATCTTTAATTTTATACACAAGATCCCGTATACTAATCTCAAACCCACTACCCAAATTAATAGGATATGGATCATCTATTTTTTCCAAGCCCCTAACTATCCCACATGAAGCGTCTTTAACATATAAAAATTCCCTAGTAGCATTTCCAGACCCCCAACATTGTATGCTTGGTAAATTATCTCTCTTAGCCCCCACCAACTTCTTAATCAAAGCCGGAATAACATGACTCTTATCATCATCAAAACTATCATTTGGCCCATATAAATTAGTTGGTATAACCACACAACCATTTAGCCCATATTGAGCTTTATAACTCTGCATCATGACCATAATACTCTTTTTGGCTATTCCATAAGGAGCATTAGTTTCTTCTGGATATCCGTTCCAAATTTCACTTTCTTGAAAAGGGGCCGGACAAAACTTAGGATAACAACAAACTGTACTAACAAACACAAACTTTTTAATATTCATCAACCGGGCATGTTCTACCAAATTAATTCCCATACTAATATTATTATAGAAGAACCTTCCAGGATTGACCATATTCGCCCCTATACCTCCAACATCAGCTGCCAAATGAAGAATAACATCCGGAGATACGCTTCTTAGGTAAGATCCTGTTTGTTCAAAATTGGTCAAATCGCATTGTGTTTTTCTTAAAACAATAACATCCTGATATCCCTGGGACAATAGTTCCTTAACTACACTTTGTCCTAAAAATCCTGCTCCTCCAGTAACTAATATTTTCATAGATGGTTCTTTATGTGGGTTTGGCCTATTTAATATAAAAGGAGCAAGCTTAACTAAATAAACTTACTCCTCTTATACAGCATTAAATTTTAATTACGAACTATTTCAAGTGGTTGTCTGTTCTGTTGAAACATTACCAACAACACTTTGTACAACAGGAGAACTCTTTGACTTATTTGGTCGTCCTCTTGGCTTACTTAGTCTTAGCTTGCGTCGTTGACGACGAATCATAGCCATTGTGATATTTTGGCTGGTAATTTGGCTAAGTTTAACAGCTAGTTCTTCATCAGGGATAGAGGTATGATTATTGCGAATATAGTCAATTTCGCTATCTGTCCACTTTTTATAATTTCCCATAAACTCTCCTTTGGTGTTATTAATATTGACAAATCTTTCAAAAGATCATATTATATTACATCTTGGCAAGTTAAGCGCAAGGAGAAAAAATGTCAAATTCAAATTTTGATCATAATCTTATAAATTCAATATTAACAGTAAAAGCATCAGAACAAGCAAATTCTGACGTTGCTAAAGACCTAAATCTTCCCGAAGGAAAAACCATAGCAGAATTATTAGATGACAAAAAAAACATCGCCAGACAAACAGAAGAAACAGAGCAAGAAGAAACCGACAACACTAAAGAAGACTAAAACGAAACCAAGTAAAAGCGCTCCACAAACCTTATCTAATAATGTTAGTGAAGAAGAGTTTTTATTAGTTTTAGACAATATTAGTAGAAGACTAGCTCATAAATTCAAATTTGCTTATCATAGCTTTGACGATATGAAGCAACAAGCTGCTATTTTTGCTCTTGAAGGATTAGAAAAATATGACAGAAGCAGACCATTAGAAAATTTTCTATGGACCCACGTAAGAAATAGACTATTTAATTACAAACGAAATAACTATCAAAGACCAGATAAGCCCTGTTTCTCTTGTCCACTTTTTGATAAGACCTATAAATGCTCCAATAATCAATGTTCTGCTTATACAAACAAAAAAGACTGTGAACTTTATGCTGCTTGGAGCAAACGCAACGAAACTAAAAAGAATATTATTCAACCTTCATATATTGAAGACGATAATCACCATGTGGATAAAAGCTCTAATATTACAGACATAATACAAAATCAAGAAATTATTAACTTTTTGGATGCAAATATTCGTAATGAATATAGAGAATCATACCTTAAACTTAAACACGGAACGAAGATTCCAAAGCAACAGCTCAATAAACTTCAAAATCATATCCTTAAACTTATGGAGAATACAAAGTGGAAAAACCATCAGCTCCACGAAAACGAGGACAACTAAGTTTAGACGAAGAAAAATTTATTCGAGATAATGTTACTAAGCTTTCCATGGAAGATATAGCAGAAAATCTCAATAGAAATACTGCTCCAATTAAACGATATATTAATGAAAATCAACTATTAATAACAGATGAAGATAAAAGTAGTAATGAATTTTTAAGATATAAACTATATAGTAAAACCTTTTGGGGAGAAATTAAAAGACAGTTTGATGAAGATACTGGCGAATTAAAATATTTTGAAGACACATGGATTGGTCTTATAAAACAGTTTAGAGAAGACGTTTTACCAGCCGAAGAACTACAAATCAAACAATTTATCACAATTGATATTCTCATTAATCGAAGCATGAAAGAACGCAAAAGACATATCGCAGAAACTGAAAAACTTCAAAAACAGGTTGACAAAGAATATGAGAGACCTGAATCAGAACGAGATATTCCTAAACTGGCTAATCTTGAGACACAGCTTTCATTTGCCCGTAACAGTATCGCTAATTATACTAATGAATATACCAAGCTTCTTAATGAACAGCAAAAAATTAGCAAAGATCTTAAAGCAACAAGAGAGCAAAGAATCAAACGAATAGAAGATGGTAAAAGCAGTTGGACAGGATTAATTCGAATGTTAGAAGATGAACAGATAAGAGAGAAAGAAGGACGCGAGATGGAAATTTTAAGCATGGCCACAGAAAAGACCATGAAGCAACTCAGTTCTTTACATACATTTCAGGACAATACTGTAGACAGACCATTTTTAACTCCAGAAACAGTTGAGGAAGACTCATGACCAAAACAGCTCTTATAACAGGAATAACAGGACAAGATGGATCATACTTAGCAGAACTGTTACTTCAAAAAGATTATACCGTAGTAGGCCTATATAGAAGAACCAGTATTGATCACTTTGATAGAATAAAACATTTGGTTCAGAATTCCAACCTCGTTTTAGAAGAATTCGATTTAACAGATCCTTCTAATGTTATTAATACTATTGATAAATACCAACCGGATGAATTCTATAATCTAGCTGCACAAAGTCATGTGGAAACTAGTTTTCGACAACCGACCACAACATTTGAAATTGATACCATAGGAGTCATCAATATTCTAGAGGCTATTCGACACTATTCACTATCTACGAAATTTTATCAAGCTAGCACTAGCGAAATGTTTGGTCGTAATTTTAGTATTTGTCCTGATACTAATATTAAATATCAGGATGAAAATACTGAACTTTTACCTCAAAGTCCTTATGGCGTAGCCAAAGTTGCTAGTCATCGAATGGTACAAATTTATCGAGATGGTTATGGTTTATTTGCTACTAGTGGTATTTTATTCAATCATGAAAGTCCCAGACGAGGAGAAAACTTTGTTACTCGCAAAATCACTAAATATATTGGTAATTTAATTAATAATGGATATTCAGATAATTTAAAACTAGGAAATCTTAGAGCACAACGAGACTGGGGACACGCCAAAGATTATGTTAGAGCTATGTGGCTAATGCTACAACAAGATATTCCAGACGACTTTGTTATTTGTACAGGTCAAACTTGGAGTGTTTTGGATTTTGTTAAAACAGCATTTGAATACGTGAATTTAGATTACGCAAAATATCTAGAGATCGACCCAGCATTATGTCGTCCAGCAGAGGTTGATTATCTGAGAGGACGTAATACAAAAGCTCATCAACAATTAAACTGGGAACCAGAAATACATTTCAATGCTCTTATTAAAGACATGGTGGATAACGACGTAGGAACAGTATCTCATGTCTAGAAATTATGACGATCCAATATACAAGAAATGGAGACTTGATATTTATGAAAGAGATAAATTTAAGTGTCAATGGCCAGGATGTAATATTACTAAAAAATTAAATGCTCATCATATTAGAAGATGGGCAGATAATCCTGGGTTAAGATATAATACTTTAAACGGTATTACTTTATGTAAAAATCATCATAAAATGGTAACTGGCTTAGAATCTTATTATGAAGCAATTTTTTTAAAAATAGCAGCAAATAACAATGACAACAAATCATAACGACTTTACTATAATCGTAGACACACGAGAACAACAACCCTGGACGTTTGATAACTATGCTGTAGCTCATAGAAAGCTTGATGCTGGTGACTATAGTATTGAGGGGCTCGAAAATATTTTGGCTATTGAAAGAAAAAAAAGTGTAAATGAAATTGCTAATAATATTATTGAGAGCAGATTCAAGGACGCCATAGCAAGACTAGCACAACATAAGTATGCTTTTTTGCTATTAGAATTTGATATTCAAAACGTATTAAATTATCCTATTGGAAGTAATTTACCTAAAAGGCTTTGGGATAAGATTAAGATTAGTCCAGCATTCTTAATGAAACATATTTTGGAGTGGCAAACTGAACATAATATTAAAGTCATGTTTTGCGGATCATCTAGCGATGCCGAAAGCGTGGCAGAGTTTATACTAAACAAGGTTTATTATTTAGAAGTAATCAAAAAGGAGAAACAATCATGAATCTTAATCAAACAATAACTCTTAATCCACCACCATATACAGATACTAATACAAATAAAGTTATTACTCCACCTCCTATTGTTATGGATGTTTTAGATGTTACATATAGTGACAATCCGTTAAATAAAAGTGTTATAGCAAATATCAAGAATGTACCAAGTGTAATTGGTTTGTTACATGGTGCAGATTATGATGCTGCCGGAGACTATTCTCAAGAGTTTATCGAAAACAAACTACGTCAATATCTAGGAAATGATCCTGCTGTTACATTACGAAGCTTGTTTCCTAAGACTTTAGAAGAAAATCCGAATGGTGCTGGTACTATTTTAACTGGCATGATTAGTGCTTTGGGTATTAAGAGTAGTAGCACATGTTCTTGTAGGAGACATGCTTTAGAGATGAACGAAAAAGGCAATGATTGGTGTGAACAGAATATCGACACTATTGTTTCTTGGCTTAAGGACGAAAGCTCTAAGAGAGGTTTGCCTTTCGTAGAAACAGTAGGTCGTATGATGGTCAACAGAGCTATCTCTAAGTCTAGAAAACTACAAGGCTAATGACCAAGAACTTCGACTTCGATGATTCCTGGTTAGGTCTAGGTGATCTATCCAAACTCCAGATCGATAAGAATCTTATGATTCATCGGTCTAAGATTGATATAGAACAACCAGATTTACATTTAATTAAGATATTAAGAAATCCAGAGTACATTGGATCTACATGTAAACTTCTATTCAATATAGAACTACATCCTATTCAAATTGCTATTATTCAAGAATTTTGGATACGAGCATTTCCTATGTATATAGCTAGTCGTGGTTGGGGTAAGTCTTTTCTATTAGCTTTATATTGTGTATTAAGATGTTCTTTTTATCCTGGAACCAAGATTGTTGTTGTTGGAGCAGCATTTAGACAAAGTAAGATTATTTTTGAATATATGGAAACTATTTGGAGAAACAGTCCTATCTTACGCAGTATCTTTAATAGTAACGACGACGGTCCTAGACGAGACGTAGATAGATGTACTATGAGACTAGGAGACAGTTGGACCATTGCTATTCCCATGGGCGACGGTAGTAAGATTAGAGGTCTTAGAGCACATATTATTATAGCTGACGAATTTGCTTCCATATCTCCAGACATTTATGAAACAGTAGTATCAGGCTTCGCGGCTGTTTCTGCTAGTCCTATACAAAACGTCAAAGAAGAAGCTAAAAAAGACGCTATGAGAGCTGCTGGATTATGGAATGAAGAATTAGAAGTTTTAAATAAAAAGATGGGTAATCAAGCTATAATCTCTGGTACCGCAGATTATGCGTTTAAACACTTTGCTAGTTATTGGAGAAGATACAAAACAATTATTGAAAGCAAGGGAGATCCTAATAAACTAGAAGAAATGTTTAAAGGTGATGTGCCAAGTAATTTTAATTGGAAAGATTATAGTATCATCAGAATACCTTATGAATTAATTCCAAAAGGATTCATGGACGATAAACAAGTATCTCGCGCCAAAGCTACTATCCATAATGGAATATATAACATGGAATATGCGGCTTGCTTCGTTAGTGATAGTGAAGGGTTCTTCAGAAGAAGTTTAATTGAAAGCTGTGTTGTCAATGATAATAAGCCAATAGTTATAGGAAATAAAAAGATTATTTTTGATGCAGTAACTAGGGGTTCTAGTGAACACAAATATGTTTATGGTATTGACCCAGCGTCAGAACAAGACAATTTCAGTATCGTAGTTTTAGAACTACATAATGATCATAGTCGTATTGTATATTGTTGGACTACTAATCGTAGTAATTTTAAAGAACGTCAAAAAACAGGCTTAATTAAGGAACATGATTTCTACGGATTTTGTGCTAGAAAAATTCGAAACCTAATGAAAACCTTTCCTCCAGTTAAGATAGGTTTAGATGCTCAGGGTGGAGGCGTTTCTATTGAAGAAGCTTTACACGATCCTAGTAAGCTTGAAGACGGAGAACTAGTTATTTGGCCAATTATAGATCCAAATAGATCAAAAGATACAGATGACCAAGCTGGTCTTCATATTTTAGAACTAGTACAATTCGCTAAAGCAGAATGGACAGCCCAAGCCAACCATGGTTTAAGAAAAGACTTAGAAGATAAAGTATTACTATTTCCAAGATTTGATAACTTAACATTAGGACTAGCTTTAGATCAAGAAGGTAAAGATATTTTAAGCACAGATCTCAATCCAATCTATGATAGCGTTAGTGAATGTATTTTAGAAATAGAAGAACTAAAAAATGAATTGACAACAATAGTAATGACCCAAACCAGTACTGGAGCAAATGCTAGAGATCGATGGGATACCCCAGAAGTCAAACTACAAAACGGGAAAAAGGGCAGGCTAAGAAAAGATAGATATAGTTCTCTATTGATAGCTAATATGATAGCTCGTCAAGCTCAAAGAGCACTACAACCAATAACATATGACGTTGTTGGAGGTAACAGAAGAGAAATAGTCAAGAACGATGGAACAATGTATAAAGGCCCAGAATGGTTTACTTCCGCTGCAAATGATGATATTTATAAGGGAGTATACAGATAATTAGTGTATATCTTTTTGACGTTTCTATTATAATCCTATTACAATACTAATATAAATTATGGCTAAAAAATATCCTAGAAGTCAAGTTATTAAAGATGCCGAAATAGGTAACCAGGAAGCATATATCGCTTGGGGTGAAGACCTATCCAGCAAACAAGATGCACTAAAGAGAGCTTCTGAGTCTTTAGACGAATATACCGGAATCCAAAAGGCAGAAGCGGCTGGTCGTAGATATAGTCTTGACTATTCGAACTTGGACGGAATCACTGGTGGTCGTCCAGGATTAACTCGTACCGATTACGACTTTTTTAGACCAGATGAAGCAGTACCTAGACGCAGTATTAAGTTAATTATGCGCAGGGCTGAAGATATTTATCAAAGGGTTGGTCTAGTCAAAAACGTTATTGATCTCATGGGAGATTTCGGAGTACAAGGTATTAAAATTGTTCATCAGAATAAAAGGATAGAAAGATTCTATAGACAGTGGTTTAAGAAAATATCTGGTAAAGATCGTAGCGAAAGATTTTTAAACAATATCTATAAAGTAGGTAATGTTGTTGTACATAAACAAACAGGAAAATTAAGCCTTAAGGTTACAGATAAGCTTTACAGAGCAGTTGCCGCTCCTGACTTAGATATTACAGATTTAAACAATACCATATTAGAAAAAAGAGAAATTCCGTGGAGATATACTTTTATTGATCCTGTATTTGTTGAGGTAGCAGCCGGTTCTTTATCTTCTTTCGTCACAGAAAAAAGATATGAATTAGTATTACCAGCCTCTCTTCGTAAAACTATTAATAGTCCAAAAACAGATGCAGAAAAACAGATTATAGACAAGTTACCTCCTCAGATCGTAGAAGCAGCAAAGAAGAAGACAGCATATCCTCTAGATCCAGATAAGATTATTGTATATCACTATAAAAAAGACGATTGGCAAACATGGGCTTTTCCTATGATGTATGCTATTATGGATGATATTACAGTTATAGAAAAACTCAAATTAGCTGATATGGCAGCTCTTGACGGAGCTATTTCAAATATTCGTATTTTTAAACTTGGTAGTCTTGAACATAAAATTGCTCCAACTAAAGCAGCAACAGCTAAACTAGCTCAGATCCTAGGAAATAACGTTGGTGGAGGAACTATGGATCTAGTATGGGGTCCGGATATTGAGCTTCTAGAATCTAAAACAAATGTACATCAATTCCTTGGAGAAGGAAAGTATATTCCTCACTTAAACTCAGTATATGCTGGCTTAGGTATTCCTCCTACATTAACCGGTACCTTTGGTGCTGCTGGAACTACCAACAACTTTATTTCTTTAAAAACACTAACACAAAGACTTCAATATGGTCGTGATATGTTAGTAAATTTTTGGGAAAAAGAAATAGAACTAGTACAGAAAGCTATGGGATTTAGATATCCAGCAAGAATAGAATTTGATAGAATGGATTTAAGTAATGAGGATACAGAAAAAGCTCTTCTAATTCAATTAGCTGATAGAAACCTTATTAGTGACGAATTGCTACAAACCAGATTTGGTTTTGATCCAGAAATGGAAAAGAGTAGACTCAATAGAGAGTCCAGAGACAGGAAGGGTGATCGTATGGTCAAAAAAGCTGGACCGTGGTATGATCCAGAGTTTGAAAATTCTCTTAAAAAGATTTCTTTACAGTTGGGAGCAGCAACTCCGAGTCAAGTTGGTCTGCAACTCGAAAAGAAAAAACCTGGAGAAAAAACTGTCCTCGAAATGAAGATGCCCGTAGTTCCTCCTTCAACGAAGTTGGCAAACGATCCGTCTTCGGATTCGTTGCCCAAAGAACCTGGAGAAGGCAGACCCAAACTGTCCAAAGATACTGAGAAAAGAGCAGATAGAAAATTTTCACCCAGAACTGGCGCAAAACTTTTGATCTGGGCAACCAATGCCCAAGAAAAAATTAGCGAGATAGTCAACCCCATGGTTTTGGAATTCTATACCAAAAAAAATCTCAGAACATTATCTAGCGCAGAAGCAGAAGAATTAGAATCCCTTAAAACTAATATACTGCTCAACATGTCCCCGTACTCTAAAATAGATCAAGACAATGTTTTATTGGCATGTAACTCTAATGAATCATTAACCGATATTGTTGTCAACTTCCGTAATTGGATTAAAGCGTTACGATCAGATTTAAGCAGAGAATTATCTATGGACGAATATAAACAAGCTAAAGCTTCTTATTATTCTATGGTGTATGGTAATTTGGATCCAACCTAAGAGGTCAAAACTATGCATATTTTTGAACAAGAAAAAATCGACGGCTTGGCAGACCTAATGAGCACATCTGCATCAATTTCTTATGCTTGTGTTGCAGAACCCTGTTCATTAACCTACAAAAAGCCACCTAAAATAAAAAGTATCGCATCCTATAGTGATGAAGATCTATATTATGTTCAGTCTATTCTGGTAACATCTTCTTGGAATAAGAACGATGATATATTTGATAAGACAGAGGTTTGGAAAGCTAAACATACTCCAGAACATAAACCAACGAATCTAGAACATAATGAAGATATTATCATAGGTCATATTATTTCTAATTGGCCTATTACAGAAGATGGAGATTTGATTGATGAAAATACTCCTATTGAAGATCTTCCTAATAAATTTCACATATTAACAGGTTCAGTTATTTATAGAGGATTTAGTAATCCAGATCTAAAAGAAAGATCGGAAAATCTTATTTCACAAATACAAGCTGGTACTAAGTATGTTAGTATGGAATGCTTTTTTAAGGGTTTTGATTATGGCGTTTTAAATACTCAGACTAATGAATATAAAGTATTAGCTAGAAATGAAGAAACAGCATATTTAACAAAATTTCTTAGATCATACGGCGGAATGGGACAACACCAAGACTATAAAATTGGTAGAGTCTTACGTAATATTACATTTACTGGTAAAGGTTTCGTTGACCGTCCAGCAAATATCGACAGTATTATTTTTATCAAAAACTTATTTCCTGAGACAAATAAAGATAATATTGAAGAAAAAAATCCAGAAATGGTTCAATCGGGTGTATTTATTTCACAGTCCAATATTAATTCGGAGAAACTAATTATGAGTTCAGATAATCAAGAAACAGAAATGCAAAAAACAGAAGTTGAAAACGTCAATGTTGAGTTTACAGCTTTATCTTCTGAGGTTGCAGAACTAAAACTTGTCAAAGAAAAACTCGAAGCAGATCTATCTGATCTCGCTCAGACAAAAGAGTCTGAAATTACTGCTTTGAAAGAAGAAGCAGCTAACAAGACAAAAGAGATGGAAGAAGAAAAGAAGAAAATGAAAGCAGAACTAGATGCTGCTCTCGAAGCCATCGCTGGCTATAAAATGAAAGAAGCAGAAATGGAAAAGAAGGCTAAGACTATGAAAAGAAAAGCTTCTTTAATCGAGCAGGGAGTAGATGCTGAAATTGCTGCTAATATCATTGAGAAATTTGATTCAATGGAAGATGAAGCTTTTGAAGCTATGACAGTCATTTTTGCTGGCAAGATGCCTCCTTGGCTAGATAAAAGCAAAAAAGACGAGAATAAAGAAGAAGATATGAAATCAAAGAAGAAGGCTTCAGAAGAAATTTCGGATCCAGCTGTTCTAGAAACTGTTGAGATCGCAGAAGAAGTTAATCTTGGCGTTGGTAGAGAAATTGAATCTGAAATAGACTCAACTAGAGCGGCTCTTGTTGATTTCGTGCGCAGCAAAATCGGTAAAAAGGTCAAATAACTAACTTAATTATACGGAGAGAACTAACATGGCTCTAAAACCAGATCGTATCGAATTACTAACTGATGTATCATTTTTCATGAACTCCACAGCCGAGCGCGGTGGTGTTGCCTGTGTTAGCACAGGTGGTTCTGGTATCTCTATGGACGATGCCAATGCTGTTGTAGCATATGCCGCAACTGTTTCTGGCTCAAAGCCCGTAGGCGTTTTACTTAACGATGTTGTAAATATTGATCTAACAAGACAGCACATCAACTGGCACAAAGACGAAGTGCAACTTGGTGGTAAGGTAACATTGCTCCGTAACGGACAGGTTACAACCAACAAGGTCACAGGTAGTCCAGCTGCTGGTGTTGATGCTTATGTTGGTGTAAGCGGCTTAATTGGTACAAGCTCAACAAACTCTGTTAAGATTGGCCAGTTCTTAAGTGCTGTAGACGCCGACGGTTACGCAAAAGTATCAGTTAATCTATAATTTTTAATCATAGGGAGAAAATATATGTCAGCTAAAACCGAAAGATTCCAACCAACACCAGAATTAACAGATCTTTTGATGCGTTCTGGTTCAGCTAACAGAGAAGTAGCTCTAGCAGCTAATGCAGAAATTGCAAAAGCCCTAGAACTACCTCTACGTCAAGGTGTGCTAAACGGTGACGTTCTAGATGGTATTTTCGAGCCAATTCAACTTGCTCAAAGTGCTACTCCTGAGTTTCCTTTAGACTTCCTTGCTCCTGGCACAGAGAAGGATTTTGTGGCCTACACAATTCCTAATCATGGCTATGTTCCAGAGCGTCATGTTGAAGGCGATTACGTCATGGTTCCAACCTATGACGTTGGTTCTTCAATCGATTATCTTCTAAAGTATGCTCGCGATGCCCGTTGGGACGTTGTGGGTCGTGCTATGGAAGTTCTCGAAGCTTCTTTCGTTAAGAAGATGAATGATGACGGCTGGCACACCATTCTTGCTGCTGGTGTTGATCGTAACATCGTTGTTTACGATAGTGATGCCAATGCAAGTCAGTTCACAAAGCGTCTCGTTAGTCTCATGAAGACCGTTATGCGTCGTAACGGTGGTGGTAACTCAGCTAGTAACAATCGTGGCTTACTAACAGATCTATACGTTTCTCCAGAAGCAATGGAAGACATTCGCAACTGGGGTATCGATCAGGTAGACGAAGTAACTCGTCGTGAAATTTATACAGCTGCTGATGGCACCCTTAACCGTGTTTTCGGCGTAAATCTTCATGATCTAGACGAACTAGGTGTTGGTCAAGAATACCAGCTATTCTATACCGACACTCTATCAGCTTCTCTTCCAAGTGGAGACACAGAAGTAGTTGTTGGTTTAGATCTAAGAAAGAGAGATAGCTTCATTATGCCAGTTCGTCAAGAAGTTCAGATCTTCGAAGACGATACTCTTCATCGTCAGAAGAGAGCTGGTTTCTATGGATGGGCTGAACTCGGCTTTGCTGTTCTAGATAACCGTAGAGTTCTAGTTGGTTCTCTCTAATAATTTAGATTGATACAATTAAAAGAAGATCGGCCAGTAGCAATACTGGCCTTTCTTTTTTTATATACAATAAGATACCTCATTAAGGGTGTATATTCTCATATACTAACAACATACCACAATAGGCTTTAATTATGGCAGCTAGTAAGTATGACTTTGTTATAGAGCAAGGGTCATCTTTTAAACTATCATTAGTTTATAAAGACGCTAATGGAGACCCAATAGACTTAACAAACTGGTGTGCTAGATTAGTTTGGAAAACGAATATTGCCACCACACAAGTATTCTCTACAGAGAACCTGGATTATAGTGTTTATAAATTCACTATAGAACCTCTTTTAGGAAAAATTACATTACTAATCCCAGCAAATACAACAAATAGTTTCACGTTCAATACTGCAAAATATGATCTAGAACTACAAAGTGATGACGACTTATATGTTGGTGGAGGTAAATCTATTATCAGACTTTTATATGGCAAAACATCGATAATGAAAAGATTCAGTGAGACATCTGATATATTGGAGTGTAATACATGACAAGCTTAGACATAATAGAGAATATTACATACTTAGAAATTGAATCGTCTATTGGAACAGAAACTAATAATATAGAGATTACATCCTCTAATTTTGGATCTGTTGATATTACCGCTGGTTATGCTAGTATGATTGTTTATGCTAGTGATGTTGTTGGATTAGATAATTATCTATCTAATTTTATAGATCAATACGAAATAGATTGTGGCTCACCCTAATTATTCAACGCTTTTAAAGTTTAACGGAGAAGACCAATGTCAGTTCAAACATTAATTCAAATTAGAAGAGGAACCACATCAGAGTGGTCCTCAGTCAATCCAACACTAAATGCTGGAGAATGGGGTTACGACACAATAACTAAAAGATATAAGCTGGGAGACGGATTAACCTCGTGGAATAGCTTACTATACTCCTCCATAAGACCATCATCGGACGATCTTGTTGGTGCTAGTGGCATAGGAATAACGTTTGCAGCAACCACAGGAATCCCTGTTACCATTGCTGTTACAGGAATAGTATCATCACAAATTACAGATTTTAATACTGCTGTTGATAATAGAATCGCCAACGCTACTATTGATGCAGAAGGTATACAAGATATTATTGGTAGCGGAGATCATACGTCCACAGGATTTTTAAGAAATGGTACGGGTATAGTATTAAATTATAATGATAGTAGTAATTATTTAAC